TATCAATTTTTTCGTCACTATACTCAAAGAGTTCACATTGACATTCCCAGACATAACCCTTACCTAACTGATAGAAAGGTCTTTCTGCTTCTACAAACTTAATCTCAAACAAATGTTTTGTTGTTGGAAACCAAATAAGGTCACCCTCATTAGGACGACCCTCTACATTCAATGCTGCATTATCATCTACCTTCTCAGTAAATTTAGTTCTAGAAAAGATGAAGGTAGTCTTGTCTTCAATACGGACACCAAACTTACTTAGAAGTTCTCCTTGACCTTCCCATCCATCTACATTATTAACATATGCCCTGATAGCAAGTGCTTGTGTGAAATTACTACTTTCTACTTCTTGAAAAATCGTGTCTTTATTGACGTATGTTCTGGGTAGATAATAGATATCCTGACCATAGAGTTCAATACTCTCGATGATCAGATTGCCCATGAACATCTGTTCCTGGGAAGAACCATTTAGATTTAGTCGGCAACTACTAGTATAGTCCGACTGAATGCAATTTTCTGGGGGATCGTTTCTATAAGTCATATCAACCGATTAAATCCATTGGAGGGAGTTCGTATGTGCTACGAATATTTTCTTCTAGGTCTTTCTTAAACTGACTACCATCTTCAAGAATCTGACGACCATTGAGAGTCACACCACCTAGCATCTGAATGCCGTCATACTTACTAAGGTTACGACCCCATTGTTGTTGGAATAATGCTTCTACATAATCCTTCAACCAGGAATCATTATACATTGCAGTGTAAGTATCAGGGTCTTGACGCATGGTAACTTCTACTACTATCTGATTGCCAGTTTGGAGTTCGTTCCAATCAAAATCTAGATATAGTCTCCCCTGGTATTCATTAAATCTAACCCTACGATTTTTATCAGAGTTAGTCACAAAATCCAGAGTCTCCAGATATTGCGAAGTCATAAAGTAATGGAGGATTTGTCCATGCGTCATTGCATAGATATCATTCAAGAAAATCTGATACTTGATATTAAAAATATTACCAGGAGTAATACTAGAAGCACCAATTTGCGAATATACATGATTGACCGATAAGACACCAGGAGGAAGTGATACATATTCATTCCCTTCTGTCCAATCTGTAGAACCCATTGCACTGCCAGTTTTGGTAGCAGTCTTAATGGCATCGGTTACTTCAATTTTGATGAATGCTTTATAACTACCGTTATATGCAAACTCTTGAAAGTAATCGATTGCTTCTTCAATTAGGTCATCCAATTGCTCATCACATACATTAATATCGATAGCGGGAAAACCTAATCTACGAAGAGCGTAGTTTTTTAGTTCTGTTTTAGTAGCGGGTCTAGTAGCGGACATTGGTTAATTAACTCCAGGTAGAAATTGCTGCTCTCTTCCAGGTGTCGGTAGCAACACAGATGTAAATATAGTCGGCATCGTAACGAATATCACCTGCGGTGCCAGTTGCTGTTGCACTGGCGGGTGCAGCACCCTCTAATGTAACTTCACCAGAAACATTACCATCTACATTACCAGTGACATCACCTGTAAGATCACCAGTAACATTACCAGTAACATCACCCGTCAGATCACCTGTAACATCACCTGAGAGATTTCCCAGAATTTTAGCGGTTGCTCTGTCATACTTAAATCCAGAGTTGGTAGTAATCGAGTTAGTACCAGACTGATTGAATACGGTTGCAACAAAGACTTCTACATTAGACCCAGAACCTGAGGTAGAAACTGTAGTTGAATTGCCTGTTACGTTACCAGTCAAGTTACCAGTGACATTACCAGTGACATCTCCAACCAAATCAGCAGTGATTTCATTAGCAGAAAAATCACCAGAAGCATCGCGAAGGACTAAATTGTTTGCTGAGTTATTGCTCGTAGAAGCGACGTTAATCGTGATGTTGCCTGATACACCATCTGCATTAGTAATAGAGACTCCAGAGGACGCTGTGGCGGTCACAGAGCGTTGTGCGTAGGTGTTAGCAGCAGTTCTTGCTACTAGACCAGTGCCTGCCATAGCGGCGAGTGCAGTAATGTCAGCATCATTGTAAGTAGTGCTGATAGTTACATCGGCAGAACCATTAAAGGATACGCTACCATCAACTACACCATCAACGGTGATAGTTCTAGCAGTCTTTAGAGTATCTGCAGTAAGAGCATTACCTTGAATACCAGCAGCAGCACCTACACCAGAAGCAACTGTGATGATATTTGCAGCAAAGTCTCCACTGCCGTCACGAGCAACAACAGTAGTTGCAGTTGCTGTAGAAGCAGTCGTCATGCTATCCAGAAGGTCAGCATTCAGATTGGCAATCTTATTGGTTGTAGGAATAACCAGTGCAGGACCAGAAGAAACTTGAGAGATGATTTGACCATCTACAGTCAGAGTGCCGTCAATATTTGCATTTGCATCAACATCAAGAGATGTGCCACTACCAGTAATATTGATAGAACCAGCACGAAGAGCACCATCTGTACCAGAAAGAACTTCAGAGGAGTTACTTGCACTTGTCAGGAATGCAAATTGTTGGGATCCTCTATCGAATCCGAAGAAACCAATTTTCGCAGAGCCGTCGTAATAACGGAACTCAACACCACGGTCCTTAGCGTCGTTAGACGTTGGTGCTGTGTCACCACCCAGAGTAATAATAGGGTCATCGAGAGTTGTTGTCGTAGAATTAACAGTAGTTGTTGTTCCATTGACTGTTAGATTTCCTGTAATAGTAAGATTGGACTCGGCAGTTACATCACCACCGATGTCTAGGGTGCCACGAATATCAGTGTTACCGTTATCGGTATCTACAGTAAACTTGTTCGCAGCAGATGCGTTTTGAATAGCAAATGATTTATTGTCTGCAGTAATAGTAACGTTATCGTGTGCTACTAAAGCACCAGAGATATCTGCACTACTATTAAGGTCTAGAGCACCTGTTAATTCAGTGCCACCATAGACTCTAGCGTCACCACTAACTGCAAGATTCTTGCCAATACCAGCACCACCAGTCAGACGGAATGCACCATCAGCAGCATAAGAACCAGTTAGAGTTTGTTGGGTATTTCTTGTGAAACTTACAACATTAGAGACGCCAAGAGTGTCATTAATTTGAGTTGGATCACCAACAGTTAATGTACCAACAATATTTGTATTGCCGTTATCAGCATCAACACCAAACTTCTCAACTGCAGATCCATTTCTGATAGAGAAGACTTCGTTAGCAGCATCAACAATCAGAGAGTCATTGATAGTTGTCTGACCTTGGACAACCAGTGTGCCATCAGTTGCGATGTTGCCTGATGAAGACTTCACGGTCATCTTATCCGTGCTACCACTTCTTACAGCGAAGTTGGCATCAACATCAACCGTGCCGTTAAACTCGGAGTTGCCTTGGACCAGAAGTGTCTGGTCGAATGTGACAGCGTTGCTGACATCCAGAGTATTTGTAATCTCAGTTGCACCGTTGACATCTAATGTGCCTTGGATATCAGTATTACCAGTTACATTATCAACAAAGAATTTATCCGTTGTTCCGTTTCTAACTGCAAAGTCTGCATCAACATCGACAGTGCCATTAACATTTAATGTCCCTTCAATTAAGGTGTTGCCATTATCAGTATCAACATCAAACTTAGCAACTCCAGAACCATTTCTAATAGAGAATACTTCGTTGGCAGCGTTGATAATTACGCTATCTTGGATAGTAACTTCGCCCTCAACATTGAGAGTACCTTCAATATCAGTATTACCAGATGCACCTAAGACAGAGAACTTGACTGTATCGCTATTACTTTTCTTACCAATAAACAGACCTTCGTTGGCAGATGTGCCGCCGATATGAAGAGTAGTACCGATACCAGCACCACCAAAGACTCTGGCGTTTGATTGTGTATGTGCAGCATAATCAGGGGTTAAAACCTGAACGGATCCAGTTTCAAACTTACGACGAACTCTCAGGAAGTTTTGCTCGTTGAAGTCTTCTGTAGCAGATTCTTTCTGAAGAATAGTACCGTTGATAACAACGTCGCTGTCAAACATGAAGTCGCCAGCAATATATCCACCACCATCAAATCGGAATGATCCGTAGTCGGAGGATTGGATTTCCCAAATACCAGTGCCTGCATTCAGTGCGAATGAAGGTTCATCAGTTGCTTCAAAGTGGACAGAACTGGCAACATTCAATGTGCTATTAAGATCAACTGCACCAGTAACTGTTACAATACCACCAAACTCTGCATTACCTGAGGTTGTATGAATCTCTGACTTAACTGTGCCTGCACCATTCTGGAATTGTAGTGACTTAGAAGCACCACGGAGCACCATCGTATCGTCGAAGCGAGATGTGCTATTTGCTCTGAATGTACTGTCAACATCCAACAAACCGCCGATGTTTACATCTTGAGTAATACCAACACCACCAGCAACTACCAAGTCGCCAGTTGTATTAGTAGTTGAGTTAGTGCCTGTTGTAAGTTTTACGTTACCTGCAATGATACCAGAATCGGTGCCAGTAAAGACCTCGGAAGTATTTGTAGCAGCATGAAGGAAACGATATCCACCACCATGACCACCCAAATCAGTGTAATTAG